AACTAATTCATTATGTTCAAATATTATTGGATATATATATACAAATGATGATGATAAATATACTCCTCAAGAAGTAAATTATATTAATCAATCAGAAGGAAAAACATATTTTACAGCTACAACTAATTATAAATTAGATGAATTAATAAATTATGGTTTTATACAGAAAAATATTTGGACATTAGATAATACTAAATATACATTAAATACAAATACAAATATATTAACAATAATAATTCCATCAGATTTTATTTTTATAATTGATGATAATATATATTATACTATAAATACAACCTATATTGAGACAATAAAATTTTCAATAATAAATAATAATTTAACTATTATTATACCAAATAATTTGATAGATACTTTAACAAATAATATTGATTTATGTCAATGTTTTGTTGATAAGATAGGATTCATATTTAAACCGAAATTAAACAGAAAATATACAGCTAATATTGGTTTCAAAAATCAATATAGTCCATTATCAAATTTTTATTATATGCCTTATTCTGGTACTAGACAGAAATTTGATGAAATATTATATAAAATTGAAATATCTAATGAAACTAATACATTAAATGGTTTTGGACAAAATATACAAAATGAAACTATAACTTTAATATCTAATAATATGAGAATAGTTGCAAAAATAGTGGATACATATTATAGTACTAACAAAAAATATTATATTATATCACTACCAAAAGATTTTATAATTAATACAAGTCAATATTTTTATTATACAACAAATACATATGATATTAAACCATTATTAAGCATAACATATTATCAAGAAATGTTACAGTATGCACAATTTTATAAACAAACAGCAACAGATTCAATAGACTTATTTATGAATGATGAAGTAAACGAGTATAAAATTTCCAATACAACACATTTAGATTTAGCATCAAAATTTTATTTAATAGATTATAATAAAACAACATTAAATAACTTATTTTATACTGATACATTTATTCAAAATAAAAATATGCAAAAAACAAGTTCTATTTCGTATATAAATTCACAAGAAATAATTAAACCGATATGGAAAGATTACACCAAATTTTTTTCTAAAATATCTATGTATTTTAATGATCAATTAATTGAAGAATTAAATGAAAATATATTTAATATTGATTATCATTTATATTCAACAGAAGAAAGAAAAAATCAAATTAATAAAATGTGTAAACTATATTTTGTAAATAATAAATGGGAAATATATATACCATTAATATTTTGGTATAATTGCAAAGGTGGTTTATCTATTCCAACTATTGCTATGCCATATACTGAAATAAGATTAGAGTATACATTAAATGATATTACATATGTATTAGATAATGATTTATCTGGTGTTAATTATCAATTTACAAAAATACCACAAGCTAGTATTATATTAATAACAGATTATATTTTATTGGATACACGAGAAAGAGAATTATTTGGAACATATAGTCATGAGTATATTATTGATCGTTATAAAAATTATTCTGACACAATTATTACAGATGAACAAACAGTATTAAAGAAAAATTTTAGCGGTCTTATTAAAGATATACATATGATAACAAAGCCAACTAATAATTTAAATATAACTTATTATCCAATTAAAAGAACAAAATATGATACTAAATTTCAACAATATACAATAGCTTATCAATATTATTTAGATTTAATTGTATCAAAAATATATACATCAAATGAACAAAAGAAATATGCAATAGATATTGAAATAATACGCAATATTTCATTAGAAATATCAAATTATATAACATCAAGTAATAAACTTGACAATTTTGATCAAATAAATAGAATTATAAATACATATAGTAACTGGAATATATGGGATTCAAATTATGATTTACTTAAATATTTGATGTATTTTGAAAATAAGTATTTGAGTAAATTAACTGATAGTAAAAAAGAATATACACTAACTATGTATTTAAAATACCAATTTTCAAATTTAGTTATTATTGATCAAGTATCATTAATTAATTCATTATTAATTAAAGCAAATGGTGCAAATCTTCTTGCAGAACAAGATTATACATATTTTACTAATGTTATACCATACCAAAAATTTAAAAATTCATTACCTATAGGTTATTATACATATACGTTTTCATTATATCCATTAGATAGTCAACATTCAGGGCATTTAAATTTTACAAATTTTGATGATACACAAATAATAGTGACATCAAATGCTATAATAAAATCATCACCGTATATATTATCAACTGTTGTTAGAGAATATAATATATTAAGAATTATGAGTGGGCTATCAAGTTTAGCTTGGATATAATTTTTTAACAAGCTATAAATATTTAATTAATAAAATATATAAATATTTAATTAATAAAACATATATTTTTTTAACATGTATATATATATGTTAAAAATTATTATATTAACAGTCGTAATTATTTTTCTAGTAATTTGGGTACTACCGCCTTATTTCCGTTGTCCAGAAAAAGTTACATTAAAAGGAACACTAAATACATATACTGTTACAAGTGGTAATGGTGGTATTTTTGGTCATACTCATACATTGAGTGTTTATAATTCAGATTTACTTTCACAATATAAAAATGTTTATGATGTTTTATTTACATGTAATACCCATATATATCATTCTCATCCAGATACAAATACTATATATGGTATAAAAGATAATAAAATATTTAATATTGGTAAATTTGATGCCAATAAATCTTTTAAAGAAAATAAAAATAATAAAAATATATTAAATCTAGAGATAACAGCATTTCACGATCATTCATTGAAAATTATAAAGGTAACCCAAAATTCTTAATTCTTAAATATTAATTTAATTTTTATATAAAATTAAATTAATCATAATCATAATCATTAAATATTAAATATTAAATTGTAATCCGCCAATTCCATGAAATGTTCTAAATATATTGTATTGAATTCCATAACATCTAATTATTACTGGATTTTGATAATTTATTAATTTATTCATTTTAAATTGTATATAAGCATCATCTATTTTACTAAAATTTAAACTACCTGATGGTTGTAAGTCAAGTGGACTTAAAGCAAATGAATAAAAATAAATTCCATTTTGTGTACTATTTAATTTATATTGATATTTTTGTAGATAAGTATAATATTCTGTTGTATTTGGATTCATTCGATTAATTGAATTAATAATAAGTGTATTTGTGTTAACAATATTTTCTTCAGTTGTAGAATAAGGATATGTTGTATAATTAAAATTATCATTTAAATTTGAATTTGATAATAATATACATCTCCAAGCTAAAAATTTAATAGGATTTGTAAATGGTAATTTATATGATACATTTAATGAATATGCAATTTGATCTGATAATGTTTGTACAATTGGTATTAAATATTCATTAGAATTATTTAAAAAATTGAATCTTTCAAAATTATCTAAATAAATATAATTAATTAATAAATACGAATCTTTCAATGATGGTTTATTAAATTTAAAATAATCATTATCAGTAACTACAACAGTATTAGGTTTAATATTAATAGTAAAATTAGATTTTTCTCCAGTTAATACATAATTTATATCATTTTGTGTTTCTGGAATAATAATTTTTCCTTTAATTTGATTATAATATAAATAAAGATTAATTGGGTCAAAATAAATAAATTCGCCTATATTTTTTGAATTTTGGTAAGACTGATAAAATTTTTCACCTGGTGTTAAAAGACAAAAATTATCACTAACAGTTATAAAATAACTAGGTGATGTTTTATAACATGTATCAATATCATTAAAATCTACATGAATTTTTATATCATTATGTGTTAATGCAATTAATGGTAATGCTAGTCCTGAATCTTGGCAAAACCAAAATGATAATGGTATATATAATTTTGTTAATGCTTTAGATTGTGAAAAATCTGTAAGTTCTTTAATATTTCCAATCATTTTATTGTATCCTGATTTATGACCTGTACTTATTGTAATTTCATGCCAAATATTCAACCAATCACCATAATGACGCTCAATAATTGTACCACCAATTTCAATTTCAATAAAATTAATTAAGGCTAAACCTATTTTATTAACCCATGCAAATTGTTTATTAACTGATGATACATTTTCTAATTGAATATAAGGTAATTCAACATATAAATGTACTGAACCAATTAGATCAGCATTTTTTGCAACATTAACAGTACATCTTCTACTAAAATCTGGCGTGGTTTTAAAATATTGTGGTGTTGGTTCTATTGAGTAATTAGTATGTCTTCGATACGCTACTTTAAAAAATGTAATATCTGGTTGTGCTGATAAATAAAGATTTTCTTTGCCAACTGAAACAAGTAATAAAAGTCCTAATCCCATTATATTATCCTTATATTATATATGTTGCTTTATAATATTTTAATTATTTTTAATTAAAATATTATTATTTTTTATTTTGTTATTATTTAACCAAGTAATAGTGTATTAATACTTTCTATATCAACCGGTTCATGCTGTGATTTTTTCTGTGATTTTTGTAAAGTTTCATTATTAACAGCTTCAGCAATTGATCTAATTATACTTATTAGATCAAGCTGTTTTTTAGAAACACGATCAAAATATTTATTGCGGTGATCAACAAATTCTTTTAAATGATCATAAGTTAATACACTGGTACTATCATTATTTCCGTGAAGCTCAAGTAATTGTGCATATTTTTCTGCATATAAACTAGCTTTATATAATTTACTTTCACTTTCAGCAAGATTATCAATTAAATCAGATATTTTTTTCTGATCATTTGTATCAATTTTTTTTCCAAATCTTTCAAGTCTTTTATTTAGACTAATATGATGATTTGCTATAATATGACTAATATATTTAGTTTTATCAGATAATCTTTCTTCAAATGTATCAATTAAGTCAGTACCACCACCTACCATTCGACCAGACATTCCGGCATTAAAAATACTGCTACCAACACCAGGGATTCTAAATAGAGCTTTAATATATCGATAATTATCTGTAACAGCATTTTGAAATTTTGTAATGTCACCAACAGATAACGTTTGTACAGCATATCGTGGTTTAAGACCAATTTTAGATAAAGTAGTATCAAAAGATTGAGAATTTATTTGATTAATATTATTAGGTCCTACATAATCATCATTTAATATAGCTGGATTTGAATTTATTTTATGTACTATCATTCCTAGATATCCGGTTAGTTTTAAATTTTTAGTAATATTTTCAACATCTGCAATTGATAAACCAGGACTAGTTCCAGATTTAGCTTTTTCTGCAAGATTCTCAATCCATTTATTTACATCATAAACTTTTTTAAATTTACGTCCTGCTTCAGCATCAAAAGTTGAATAAAACTCAAATCCAAATGATGTAAGAGTTTTTACTGCATTAACTGGTAACATATTATTAACTTCATCTTGTGTAATTTTCCAGAAATCTTGATTTTGTAAAAATGCTTTACATTTTTCAACACCTTTACCTTGTAAACAATCTTGTAAATAATCAGCACAAGTTGGGCCACTTCCAGATGTCGAATCTTTAAAACCCGTATCTAAACATTTAGTCGAGTCATCAGAAAGTTTTCTATATGCTACAGATGTTACATCGACATGTACTTCATTTCCATCACTATCAAATGTATATAATTTACCATCTTTACGGAAATATTGTTCTTGTACAGCTGGTGTATCTTTGTCAAAAAAGGATGATGAATTATTAATAGGCTGTTTTGCATTTTTAACATGTTCATCTAATTGTTCAAGTAACCAATATTTAGTTAAATTTAGATTAAATTTAAGTTTATTGTCGGGAAGAGGACTACCAGCTATAGGTAGACTATTCAAAATAAATTTTTCATAAGCTTGTTTATTCTCTAATGGGATAGTGTCAATGTTTCTATCGGCACCAGTCATTAAAGTAAATATTGCAGGAGGAAATCTATTATAAAGAGTATTAGCTCCTATCATTAATTTAGCAAGTATCAATTGAATTCTATAATAAGTAACACTTTCTATATTTGTCCACGTTGATGGACTGGACATATCAATAAGTTGTATGGTACCATCTGGCATTTTTCTTGTTCCAGATTCTACTAACATTTTAATAAGTTCTTGTGTGAATTCTTCTTCACTACCTACTGAAGCAATACCATTAACAGATTCAATTAAATCAATAATATATTTTCCTATATTAGAAGTCGGTGTAGGAGTCTTTGTATAAGTGGCATTATTAATACGAGCACTAATATTATTTATATAAGTTATCCATTCTGGATGAATATCATCATCACCAATAGTAGAATCTTTATTCATAAAATACTTATTTTTAAAATGATATGTAACTTCTGATAAATATATATTACCTTGTATACCATAATTTACACCAGCATTAGTTATTTTTGTTGCTTTATAAGAATTACTTCCTCTGATTTTATCAGATGCTTCTCTTAATGCACTAATAAATAATTTACTACGCATATCATCTAATTTACCAAATAGTGGAACTAATTTTAGATCTTTACTTCTAGTATTTGACATTTTATATATATATAATAGTATAGAAAAAAATAATTAGATTTTTTTAAATATTTTATTATTTTTTCTATATTATTATATAATAATAATTAAAATGAATCAAACTAATCCAGACCAAACTAAAATGAATCAAACTAAAACACAAAAGATATTAGAATATATTAATATTGTTAAGATAAAATTAAATAATAAATTTTTTGAAATACCTATATGGGTATGGTTAATAATTACTCTAGTTATTTTATATAGTATTTATTATATTTCTAATAAAAAATGCAATCAACCAACAGAAGAAATAAAAACTATTAATAACGAACCATTTGCAAGCAGTACAAATAACAAAGAACACAATATTGTTATTTATAATTTTAATACTAGTTGGTGTGGATGGTCTAAAAGATTTCAACCTGAATGGGATAAATTTTCTGAATATATTAATAATAATAAAATAGATAATATTAAAGCATTAGATATAAAGTGCGACAGTGATGAAAAAAACATTCAATTAGCAAGTAAATTTAATGTACCGGGATATCCATATATAATTATAATAATTGATGATAAAAATCCAATGGTATATAATGGTGAACGCACATCATTTGCTTTAATTGAACATATGAATAAAATAGTAAAAAGTCAATAATAATGTAGATAAATAAAATAGAAAATATTATTGATTTACTTAAAAACTATTTAAACCAAATTTAATATATTATTATATATAAAATGTCAAAAATAGAAATAGATTTTAATAATTTAAAATATAATTTATATGAAATACTTAATGTACCAATGGATGCACCAGAAAATAAAATTAAAAAAAGTTTTATGAAACTTGTTAAAACATTTCATCCAGATAAAAACTTAGAATTAGAAGAAGAAATTTATTATCATATTATATTATCAAATCAGATTCTATTAAATAAAGAATCACGAATAAAATACAATAATTTTCTACAAACTTCTGCGGATACTTTTAAAGAATTAAAGGATACATTTAATAAAAACATTAAAGATATTGAACAACAATTTAGTAATAAAGAAGCATGTTTAAATGAATATATAGCAAAAAATGAAATGTTAAATAAAAAACACAATGATAATTCATTAATTGATACTACTCAACAATCAGTTGTAGACCGTTATGAAAAATTAAAAACGAAAAGAAATGATATTAATATAATAAAAGAAGATATTAATAACGATAAAGAATTTAATATGAAATTTGAAAATAATAAAATTGATGGTAAATTTAAAGATCAAATTGTCGAATATGTATCAACTGGTGATTTATCTACATATGTAACAGGTGACGGTTATACAAGTTTATCGGATATGGATAAACTTTATTTAGAAGATTCTGTGCAAAATGTTAAATATTCAAGTTTAGATCGTGCATTTACATTACAACCATGTTTACATAATGATAGTTTAAAAAAATCAATAGATAATAAAATGAAAGACTATCAATTTCAAACAGATTTAATTAAAAATATGAAACCAACCGATTTTACTAATGTAAAATTTAATGAATATTAAATTATATTATCAATTATTTCATTTAAAATATTTTTACAAATATTTATTGGTTGATTTTCAACAAATTTCTTTGCGAATATTTGACCCAAATTAATTAATTTAAGTTTAAAATTAGTTGTAAAATCAAAATTAATAAAATCTTGAAAACATTCACTTTCATTATCATTTTCATTTTCATTTTCATTTTCATTTTCATTTTCATTTTCATTTTCATTTTTTATCTGATTATAATTATTTGTTTCACAAGTTTGTGATAATTTTTTTTGTGGTATATTACAATCAATTTGTATAATATTTTTGCTTGAAATTATATCTTTATTATTAATAGTATCAGTTACAATATTTAGACAGCCTAAAATAATATTAATTATTGTTTTTATATTATTAGAACTATTAATTCGAACATATAACCCAATTGTTGTATTTTCATTACAATATTTAAGTGGAAAATTATTTGTAATACATCCATCAACATAATAATCATTATTATATAAAACAGGGGTAAAAAATACAGGTATTGATATTGATATTCTTATAGCTGTAACAACAGACATATCTGGTGTTTTATTATATGAAAATGCTTCTTCACGTGATTTTGTAAAATTTGTTCCAATTATTATAAGATTTTTGTTAGTTAATTCAAATAACTGTTTAAAAGTTATATTATCAATATTAAATTTATTTTTAATAAATGAATTAATTATATATTCAACTCTTTCACCATTACTAATACCATAATTTGTAAAAATATTTTCAATTGATATATCGAGATTAATTTTAGTAAAATTAAAATCAATAATAAAATCACCTAATTCTAATGGTGAATATCCGCATACTAATAACAATGAAAACACTGATCCAATAGATGTACCAACAAAATTTTTTATAGAATTAATATTAATATAGTTAGTATTATTTAAATATTCAAGTGCACCAATAAATGCAAATCCATTAAGGCCACCTCCTGACATACATATAGTATCATAATTCATATAAAGATAAATAAAAATTTATCTTTATAATAAATATCTATTATCTATTATAATGGTTAAAGCATCTGAACTAATTAAGCAACAAAAAGAACGAGAAGATAGAAAGTTTATAACATTTGAGAAAATATATAAAATTGTAGAAAAAAAAATATATTTTGCAAGTTCTGGTAATTTTTATCATACTTGGTATGAAATGCCTGAATTTTTAGTTGGTTTACCAATATATTCACATAAAGAATGTCGTAAATATATTACGGATAAACTTTTATTAAATGGATTTAAAACAGATTTTTATGAACCTAATATTTTATTAATAAGATGGACACCGTCAGAAAAATAATTATTAATTTGATTTAGTCATATTATGTATTAAATTAAAAAATAGTAATATTGATATTCCAATTAATATTAAAACAATAGTATCCTTATTATCTTCAACAATATTTTGAATATTTTCTACTATTTTTGGTTTAAAATAATATTTAATTTTATTATGACATCTTTTACAACTACGAATATGTTTTATAAAATCATCACAATTATTTAATTCATCAATGTGATCATTGTATTGTCTTGGTGTATTTTGTAGTATTTTATTCTGATATGTGTACGGTGTTTTATATGATATATCTGTATATTTTTCAACATTTTGTTTTATTAATGATTCTGGTTTTGAATTATAGTCGTTCATTGCACAACTAGGTGATAGTGTATTATTATTATTATTATTATTATTATTATTATTATTATTTTTTTCATCCATATAATTTGTATATTGGCTACACATGCGATTACTATTACCCCATGCATCTTCTAAAGAACAATAGTTCATTTTTTATATTGTAAAATGATAGATAATAATTTCTAAATTAAAATATTATTATAAATGGTTATAATATAAAAGATATGAGTCAATATAACAATTAAAATAATTTAAATTTTTTATTATCTAAATAAATATATAAATGCCATTAGACTTTTTAGATAACAAAAATGTATCTATTATTATTACAGTTATACTTGGATTATATATATCCGTTTTAGGTACAGGTATTTCTTTAGAAATTCCAGGAATTGGAACCGGTAAACCTTTTCAAGGTCCAAAACTTCCACTTTTTATATTTAATTTATTTGATAATGTAATATTTAGAATTATTATATTATTTTTAATTTTTGTTAGTGGTAATAAAAATCCATCTATTGCTATACTAATTGCTATATCATATGTATTAACTATAGATTATATAAATTTTCAACAATTAAGAGATAAAATTAAATCTTCAAATGTTTAAAAATATTTTAACTTAACGCAATAATAAAAATAATTTTATTATTGCGTTAAGTTAAAAGAAAGAATCTTTATATTTATAATGTCAGAAACCGAAACTTCATCAGAAATAAAAGTTAATTATCAAAATTCACGAGGCGATAATTTAATTGAAGATGTACCTAGTGGAATAAAACAACAAACAACAGATACAGATTATTATTTTAATATGATTGCTAATCCGAGTAAAACAATTCAACACAATCTTAATGAAACATCAGAATCATCTGAACTAAATGAATTACTTAAAAATAGCGATTCAGCAAGTTCAAAATCATCAACAAAATCAAACAGTTCAAATAAAAAAGAATTAAAATCTAGTGCATTTTCAAAATCTAATTCAACATCTAATTCTAATTCTGATTCTGATAATAGAAAAATATCCGATTCAAGAGAAAAATATGAAAAAATTAGTATATCACCAAAACAAACTGAAAAAATACCAAAAATAGAAAAAACAATAAATAAAAAAGAAAATGTACATTCAACATCTGAAATTAAACCAACAGAAAAAAAAGAATTAACACCCCAAGAATTACGACTTAAAAAAATAGAAATGCTTAGAAAATTATGTGAAATTAAAACAAAAGGGTTTGCTTTATCAAAAGAATATGATTTTAATTCATCTTTAGAAGAAATGGAATATGAATTTGAATTATTAAAAAGTTTTGCAGATAAAAGAAATGGAGTTAAAATATTTAAAGGGGGGTTATTACAAGCAGTTTCTGTAATTGAATTTTTAAATGATAAATATGATCCATTTGACTTTCATTTATCTGGATGGGGTGATCACATGCAATTAGAAGTTGATTCATGGGAGGATGTTTTAGAAGAAATATATGAAAAATATAAAGGTTCTGGTAGAAAGATGGCACCAGAAATTAAATTATTATATTTAATAATAGCTTCTGCCGGTGCTTTTCATTTTACAAAATCACAGTCATCAAAATTACCTGGTTTAGATTCAATATTAGCATCAAACCCAGGACTTTTAAGTAAAATAATTAATCCAAGTAAAACAGAAAGTTCTCAATTTATGACACAACAAGAAATTAATATTGAACGCCAACGTGAAGAACATAAAAAAAAAGAGTCTGAGTCTAAATTACAAATACAAAAACAAATGCAACAACAAATGAAACAACAACAAGACTATATTAATCAACTTCAATCACAATTAAATAATCAACCAAATAATCAATTTAATGAGCAATCTAGAAATTTTTCTATAAATGAACCTCAAGCAGCAAATTCTAAACCACCTGTAATTACAAACGCAAATATGCCCGATATTAGAGCCCCAACACAGGTAAAAGATATTTTAAATAGAATTCACAATATACAATCAAGTACTATTAAAGCAGGTGCAAGTGATACACAAGAAGAATCATCATCAAATAATGATAGATTAATATCTGAAACAACATTAAGCGAAGGTAATCCTAAAAAACGTGTTGCACGTAAAACTAAAAAATCAGCAATATCTGTGATATAATTAATTATTTTTTTTTCTTTAATTTATTAAATATTTTCATTAGTTGTTGTTTTTTTGGTTGCTGTTGTTTTTGTAATTGTTCTATGTATTTTTCAAGACTAGTAATAATATTTATCAGTTCTTTTTTAGTTTTTGTTATTTCGTCTTCGTCTTCTTCTTGGTTGTCTTCTTCTTCTTCTCGATTGTAGTTGTCTTCTTCTTGGTTGTCGTCGTAGTCATTTTTCTCACCACCACTAAAAGTTAAAAAATTATTATTAATTTTATCCATAAGTTTTGATATTTTTTTTGATGAATATATATTAATAAGTTGATTAATATCATTATAATCAGTTTTTCCATTTCGTGTTTGATTAATTAAATTATTATTTTCTAACTGCGATAATGATTTCATATGATTTAATATAACTTTAAAATCTGTTTTGTTAATTTGCATTATAAATAATTAGAAAAGTTTTTTAAGTTTTTTAAGTTTTTTTATCTTTAAATGATTTTAATATCAAATTTAAAGATAAAACTTTATTATTAATAAATGTCTGAAATAATACAAAAAAAAAAAAAAAGGCGAAAACCTAAAAATTTTAATATAATACAAGCGAAAATTGATAATATAAAAGAAGTTGATAATTTAATTAATACTGAAGAAGAAAAAATTATATTTCATTTACCAATTACAATTGAAGAAGTTAATAATGCAGAAGTTGTTGATGTTTCTGTTGATACAGATATTTTTATAAAATCAGAAAAAGATATATTTTGTTCTAAGATAAATATTAAAAATGATTCAGATTTAACAGAAACATTAAAAACAAGTATAAGTATAACTAATCAAACTTGTGCAAATAATTCAATACATAAAATTGCAACACATAATTTAATATTTTCACAAAATACAAAATGTTGGTGGTGTAGAAATTGTTTTAATACTCCAGGTCTTGAATTACCTGAAGATTATTATAATGAAACATTTTTTTGCACTGGTAATTATTGTAGTTTTAATTGTATGAAAAAATATAATTTAGAATTAAATGATTCATTAACATGGAAAAGAGACTCATTAATTAATCTATTTTATTTTAAATTATATAATAAATATACAGAAATTAATCCTGCACCGCATTGGATAACATTAAAAGAATATGGTGGGTGTTTAACATTGGAAGAATTTAGAAATAATTTTATAATTAATTCTAAAGAATATATTGTTTTACACCCACCGCTCATTTCTAGACAAATGCAAATTGAAGAATCATACAAATTTAATAAACTAAAAGAAGTTCCAATTGATAAATTAAATAGAATATATTCAGAAATTGAATCAGAATATGCAATAAAAAGAAATAAACCAATACAAACAGATCAATTAAATTTAGAAAAAACAATGGGATTAATTAAAAAGAAAAAATCATCTAAATTAACCTATTAATTTCGCAATATCAGCATCTAAAACTTGGACAAATACTTTTGGTGTCATTTTTTGAGATTCTGTTTTTAAAATATCAATAATCTTCTTATGATCAGCTATACTAGAATCTTCTGTTGATGATTCTAATATATAATCAGGGGTAGACATATATTTAAATGTATATTTGTAATTAATTGTTTTTAAACACGTATTTAATAATTTTTGGGTATGTAATATACCACTAGGTGAAATAATTTTAATTTTTGAATTAATTTTTTTAATAGTTTCATCAGTTCTTTTAATATATAACTCGTATATCATTTTACGAATTTCATCACTGATATTTAGTATTACACACCATTCACTTAAATCACCAATGTTATTACAAAAGTATATCCATAATGATATGGGTGCATCATTATGTTCATCATTAAATATACGTCGTTTTGAATCAATATGATGAACTAAAGTTTGCCATATAATATCAAAATTACATGTTGTTTGAATACATAATGATTTGATAAATGATTCTAATATTTTATTTTCAGTAAATTGAACCATTAATTTATTTTGGATATCTGTTACTGATAAATTTTTATCATCAACCATATCATCAAGATATGCAATTGATATTTGTACAATTTGTGCAGTTGTATCTATTTCATCGACACGTGCAACCATAGGTTTATTTAGAGGAATTATTTTATTCCAACTAGAAACCCGTCTTTTTTTTGATGCATCTGGATAACTCATCATTCCACGATAAGGATACTCCATTAATTTAGCATCAAAAAATGAGTCAGATCTAGCAGAAAAGATAACTAATACAATTTCGCCAAGGGTAGGATTATTATTTGAATAATATTGATTTGAATTCATTAATAATTAATACATAATATATATTAAACTAAAAAATTCAATTTTTTTATTACTTTTGGTGTATTTATATTATTTGAATAAAAATAGGCTCCTTGTAAAAATGAATCTGCTAAATCATCTTTCTTTTTATGAGAATTAAAATGTTTAACATATATTGGTAGATGTTGTATTAATTCTAAACAATATTTTATACCTAAACTTTTAGTTAATTTATATGCTTTAGTATCATCTGTTTTTTTTGCTTTAATTAATTGTTTTATATCTCCTTCAGTTGCTATTTTAAGTTTATTCGAAGGTGACATAAATTTAACTTGTGTAATATTTGATTTTGTTATATCTTTATCAATAATACCTCGAATTAAATAATAATCATAAATAGCTGTTGCTATTGATTTCATCCGTGGATTTTTTAATGATGGTTGATTTTCAATAACAACATAATTAGCAGATAATAAATTTTTTCTATTTTCTAATTCCATTATTAATCTAAATTTAACATCGTCAAAATTTAATGTTGCTGAATTTTTTAATTTAAATGGTTTTAAATCTGATGATTTTTGTAATGT